GGCATTCCTCGACGACCTTGCCGTCGGAGGCCGGGCGCTTCACGAATCTCCAGTCGACGGAGGTGTGCGTAACCTTGTCCGTCTTCTCGTCTTTGTGCTCGATGCGGTGAGCCGATTGCTGTCGCAGTCGGATCCCTTCCTCGTGCACCAATTTCAATGTAACGCTCATCTGATCTCACCCCTTATGCACGCTCGTGCAATTAAAAAATCTATCATCTCACCCTGCCGTCCGTTGAGCGCGTCCATCATCTGTTTGATGCCGGTCGTGTCTTTCGAATGGTGGAAGAACCACAGCTTTCTACTCTTCACATCGACCAACAGAAACGCGCCGCGCTTGCGGAAACCTGCCTCAATCTCTCCGATGGGTGTCAACCGCTCCACACCCCACCATGTGTCGCCATGTTCGGATCCCAGCTGAACCACGGTAGGCCGCCCTCGCTGGACGGCGGAGCCTTCGCCACATCGAAGCCGCTCATCACGTTGTAGCGGGTGGCGTCCATGATGTGATCGTTCTTCTTTATGATGTTGCCCTTCTCGTCGCGACGATAGAGGCGCACTTCCTTGAACCAGTTCGTCAGCGTGCTAAAGACGCGCAGCTGCTGCGTCGATAGCATGTCCCAGGTCTGGACGAGCCCGGAGACAACCGTGTTGTCTGCCTTGCTGACCTTCAGCCCGAGCCGGCAGTAGGCGTCGATGAGTAGCTCGCCATCGGGGCCGCGCGCCTTCTGTGCGGCCGGGTCAATAACGCCTGGTATCCACTTTCCGCGCCGCATAATTGCGGCAGCGTGCACGGCCGGGTCCGCCTGGCCGCGATAATACTCGTCGTACGCCACCGCCGGGTACCGGCGCTGGCCGGAGGCGTCATTGAAGCCGTTGTCGATGTCCCACGCGAACCAGATGACCGCGGTGCAGTTCCAGCCCGGGTCCATTCCGTACGAGCGCGGCCAGTGCGACGGGATGTCGAATGGCTCGATCTTCATCACGTCCTCGGGGATCGGGTAGATCGCTCCGGTGCCGTGACCTGGGATACCGGACTTTCTCGCCTGCAGCTGCCACGAGGGTACGCCGGCTAGAGTTTTCCGCTTCTCAGCCTCGCCAAGGTGCGGGACGTCGTCCATATCAAGAAATATCGCTGCACGACTCATCTACGACAACCTCCTCTTCACCTAAGTCCCACGCCTGCGCTGGCACTGCGTCAGGCTCGGGCGACAGCTCGGGCATGAACGTGATCATCAGGTCGCTGACACCGAGGAGCGGCGTCTCGGTGAGCACCAGCGTCCCGTTCTCTTCTCCGGGTACCGTGCTCATGAGCCGGAGGAGGCACTCGGTGTAGATCTCAAGCTTTGGCTCTTCGTCGAGGTGGATCCGGTGCTGGCGGGTGCCCTGGAACGCTTCTCGTCCCTGATCGTACGACTTGAATTGCAGTGCGGACACGCCGCCGGATACGTGACGGACAAAAACAGTTTCAAACGAGTCAGCGAGGCCATGCTTCACCGTCCTCCGTATCAAAAGGTCCCCCGGGATCATACCGGTCCCGTACGCTTGATCTTGGCCCGGCTTCCCGCAGAACTTTTCCTGCAAAATGTCGCGCGTGTTCTTCGCGGTGTCCGTCGCGACCCACATGTCTATCGGGTGGGTGTATCGGCGGCCAGGCCACCAGTCCGGGTAGAGGCCGGTGAGGTGAAGAACGTCCGCAAAGCACCCGCAGTGCGTTTTTCCAGTTCGGTTACCGCCAAATAGTGCGATCTCGTCGTCGGTCTTCTCCAACGCGAAGAACTGCATCTGCTTCGGATAGTGTTTCCGCCCCAGTGGGTGGTTCTTCAGCGCCGGATGGTCAGACGGATCCTGAAACCAAGTCACTATTTGGGTCTGCGCCAGCGTCTGCTGCCTCTGGCGCAGGATCTCGATCAGTTTGCTCTTCGTTCTCGGGTTCAACGACTGAATAGTCTGCGTCGACGACTTCGGGTCCATTAATTCGCTCGGGATTTCGAGCGGTGAGTACACCCTGTCTAGTAAGTCCCGATAAGAGCGTGGATAATTCCGCATTTTGCTGCTCCACCGTCATGGTCCCCTTCACGTTGAGGTCCATTTTCAGGCTCTCACCAAACTTTTCGGGGAAAAGGTTCGCGGCCACGCGCCCGAGCAGCTTGGAGTCGCCACGGATAGCGACCGCTGAGGCTGCGTGATCGAAGACTGACTTCGCCATCTCGTGCGCTTCACTGTACGCCTGGCGAAAATCGTCGTTTTCACTCAGCTCGCGTTGAAACTGTACGTTGGTGACGCCGACAGAGCGCATCGCCTGCTTCATGTCGCCCGTATTGGCGTACGTGTAGAGGAAAGACTTGCGCTTATCGTCGTCCCAATCAAAAAATTCTGATATTTTCTGGGTCCGGGCGACACCGAGCGTCTCTTCTAGGCGGTTCACCGCGTCCCGGAAGGTCGCATTCCAGCTCAGGATAGCCAGAAACTCAGACTCGCTCCGCCCGCACTCTTCGGCGGCGAGCGCGAAGTCTTTCAGCTCCGCGTACTTCGCCAAAAAACTCTTTTCGGAGGTGGTCGGTACGGGCGCCGCCGTCCGCGGCAGGCTCACACCCTCTGGGTTGGTGCTCTTTTGCGTATACTTGCGCCTACGCTGCGCCTCCAGCTCCGGGACACCCTTCCCGTAGACCGGGACCTGGCCCCGCTCGATGCGCTGGCACTCTACGCAGATGCTCCCATTCGCGACGTAGCGCGCGGCGCGGTGCCCGGTGACGCACAGCTCACCGGTCCAGAAGTGTTTCCAGCCGCGCGCTTTCGCCTCTGCAAGAGAGACAAACCGCGTCGGCTGGTGGTTGTACATGTCCGGGCGTCCGTCGCGCAGTGGCGCGACCGTCTCCGGCTTGATCTTGGGCCACTTCCCCCAGGGGGTGCTCGGTGCGCCGGGAGTCTTAGCCTTCGCGAGGCTCCCGAGCTGCTCGTCGTCCGGTACGTTCTGTCCCATACCTATGTCACGCTCTATTCCAATCTTCGCTACCAGACATCCAATTACCTTTACGGTCGTAGCCCGCGGACTGCTGCCACATAAGGCACTCGTTCAGCGACTCGTCAGGGTCGACGGAGTAGATCGCCTTCTGCCAGATGAACGCAAGGTGCCCGATACCGGGGAACCCACAGCGGTCAAAGTCAACCAATGTCACGTTGCGGAAACTAAACTCCACGACGTCGCCCGGCTTCACCTGCATAGGGATGATCGCGCCGGACTCGTCGCCGTCCTCGAACCACAGCGTCTTGCCGGAGAGCTTCGACTTCGCGAACTTCATCACCTTCCCGCCGGGGCCGAGCACGGGCGGACCGTCGCTGATCTCCTGCTTGAAGGCTACCTTGCGCCGCTGGCGGCGGCCGTAGCCGACCGCGATCACAACGCCCTTGTTGATCTCAATGCCGGGCGTTGCCAGCGTCGGGTGTACGTAGGGGAGCACCTTCACGAGGACGCGGTCGCGGAGCACGCGAACTCGCTTACCGATTTCTTCTAACTCGGGGGTCAATATCACGATGCTATCACCGCATCAACATCAGTATCACGCATTAGGCGTATAGATTTTCCAACGCCATACTGACTGTCCATTCCCGCGGTGGCCGAGAAGGAGACGACGTCGCCGACGCGGCACTCCATAGGTGCTAATTCGCCGAGCGGCAACATACGGCCCGGCCCGACGGCGACAACCTCCCCTCGCAGTATTCTCTGCCAGTCCGGGAGCTTGATGACCCCCTCAGCTTTATCAAGGAGCGCCACCGCGATCAGATCGTCAAGCAGCTTCTGACTAAAATCTATCTTCGACATACGTACCTCACATACGATTTAAAAGGTTGCCGTGATTCCCTGACGAGGCGGCCGCCCCATTGTCAGAACCGCTCACGGCGGGCGCAACACTTTTTAGGTGTTGGAGGTTCTTTAATACGCGAAGCCGCTCACCGTAGCTATGGCGCACAGCTCAATGATCGCGATGATCGAGGTAGACGTGAACGGCTGACCGGTCACGGAGTCGGTGGCGGTGAACTGCATCCCGACCTGGCACAGCTGCGAGCCGATGTACGGGAACGTCATCTGCCACGCGGAGGCGAGGACCTGCATGTACATCGTCGCCGCGAAGGCGGGGTACGTGAAGGGTGACCCGACGGTGCCGATGGCGCCGGCCGGGTTCAGGGTGATGGGCGTGCTCGCCATCGCGACGGTGGCGCTTGAGATGTCGTCGATCTCCAGCGCTATCGATATCGGTACGACCGGCGTGTTCGTGTGGTCGACGAACTGCAGGTCGAAAAAAATGTCTGTGTTCGGGTACGCCTTGACGTTGGCGTACGGCAGGATCGGGGTACCCTGGAGGTACCTGTTACCTATCTGTGGCACGCGTCAGTTCCTGAAGCTGATGTTCAAGCCTACGAAGAAACCTATCACGATACCGACCGCTAGCCCTGCGAAGAACATGTTACCTCCACGAGCGGTCCATTCGGATGCCGCAGTAGCACATGCCGAACCGGATCTGTGTGACGATTATCATCGCATCTTCTTGAACGACCGCTCGCCGCTCATACCCTTAAATTCGCGCGGCGACTTGCCCGAGAGCACGTGCTTCGCGCGTTCATGCGCGGCGTTGCACTCTTTCGTGGTGATGTGGCCGGAGACCCAGTCTTCGGTGGCGCGACGCACGGTGTGCTTCGCGCTCTCGCGCATGAGCTTCTTGTCCGTCGGGGGCGGGGGTGCCTTGCTTGACGCCAGCTCACCGTGCTGCTGCTCGGGCTCCGTCACGGACTTCTCGCCCTTCGATTTCTTGGCGCGCTTCTTGTCCTGACCCTTCGGGGTCTTGCTGATGCCGAGGATAGCCCCGAGCATCGGTGCGATGTCAGCCACCACAACCTCCTTGTCCGCCCGTGATCTCCACGTAGGCAGGCGTAGCTATCAAGCCGCTCGCTATGAACTGCAGCCAGGCGCCGATGCCGTCGATGTAC